ACGTGGCCGGTCCCGAGCTTGTCGCCGGCCGGCCAGCGCTCGGCGGTGTTCACCGGGGCGCGCGCGCCCGCGGCGTCGGGGAACACCTGGACCGGGCTCTGGACCGGGCTCGCACGTTTCGTGTCGTCGCTCGCGTCGAACACCTGGAATGCGACCGTCGCCGCGTCAGCGAGCACGCCGCCGACGGGCGTGAACAGCTCGAGCACCGGCTTGTCACCGCTGCTCGCTTGCCCGCGGGAGATCAGCGGCACGGCTCCGCCTGCCGCGGGCACGGCGCCGGCTGCCTCGGACACGGCGCCGGCTGCCTCGGGCGCGGCAGTTCCGCGGTGATCATCGGCGCCGCCCCGCGGTCGCGACCGAGCGCGGGCCGGGGTCGCGTAGGCCGGGGTCGCGCCGGCCGGGGTCGCGCAGGTCGGCGGTCGTCAGGTCGCCGCCCACCGCCGTGAGGTCCCGCGGCACCGTCACGTTGGGGTCGGCCGCGCGAGCACGCTCCTCGGCGCGCTTCTTCTCCGCGAGCTCGATGCGCTCCGCTTCCTCCTGGCTGCAGACGTCGAATGCCAGCGGGGTGTCCTCGTCGTTGGGGACCTGGTGCACCGTGGCAAGGTAGGCCGCGACCGCGTCGGACACGCGATACCAGCCCTTGGCCTCTTCGAAGGTGTTGGAGAACGCGGTGTATCGCCGGATGACGTGGCCCTTCTTGGCGTCGAGAGGGCGGAGGCGGATCAGCTTGGCCATGAGGAGGTTCCTTCAGCCCTTGGTGGTCTTGAGCACGACCGCGGCGAGCGCGTTCACGGTCGCCTTGAGCTGGTTGATCAGCGCCTGCTCCCCGGCGCCATACGCGGCGGTCGCGTCCGCGGCCACGACCCGGGCGGGCTTGAGGGCCGCCAGGTCGTCGGCGACGTCGCGCAGGGTGTCCGCCAGCGTGGGCTGGCCCGCGGCGCCGCCCGGCGTCAGGTTGGCGCCGCCGGAGCCGAACCGCTTGGTGATCTTCGCCATTACGCAGACACCTTCACGTTCACGGCACGAACGACCGCGGTCTCCTCGGCGTAGCGAACGTCGAAGCGCAGGGTCGCGACGATGACCAGGACGCCGTCGGTGACGATCTTGTCGACCTCGACGCGGATGTTGCGCCAGATGCCGACGTTGATGTTCTTGGGGTCCGTCAGGAGGATGGCAGTGGTGTTGGCGGCGGGCCCGAGGTTCTCGGGGAACATCGGTACGTCGAGCACGGGCACACCAGAGTACGTCGCCGGCACGTCGTCCTCGATGTACTTGTCGCCGCCGGCGGTCGCGCGCTCGGACAGCGAGTCCTTGTAGTCGATCTCCGCGTTGACCGAGGTGAAGAAGCGGAGCAGCTTCTTGTTCTTCACGAACGGGTGCGGCAGCGTCTTGAGCATGTCGCGGAACACGCCCTTGTTGGCGGTCTGGTTCTGCGCGTCGACGATGTTCGAGCTGGCCTGCTTGAGCACGCCGTCGAGCTTGGCCAGGAACGGGTCGCTGCTGGTCCGGTCGCCCTGGATGATGACCTCGTCGACGTCGCGCGCGATGGCCTCGGCCATCAGCTGCATGATGGTCTGGCGCAGCTGACCGCGCTCGATCGAGTCCTCGAGCACCTCGTTGTTGAGCCGGACCTCGGCCTTGAACAGCTGAGCGTCGAGCTCGACCTTGCCGAGGTTGGGCACCGCGCGGTCCGCCTGCGCGAGCGCGACGGCTTCCGAGCCCGAGCGGAGGATGCGATTGGCGAAGCGGATCTTCTCGATGAGCTGCTTGGGGCTGCGCATCGGGACCACGGTCGCCTGCTTGAGCACGACCGCCTCGTTGATCAAAATGCGCATGAACTTCTGCGCCTGTGCCGGCTGCAGCAGGCCGCCGCCGATGGTGAGGTCGGAGAGCGCGAGGTCGGCCTTCTGGAGAATCGTTCGGTTGTCGAGGAGTCCTGCGGTGAGTCCACCCATGGTGTCCTTCTATGGTTCGTCGTTGTAGAACGAGGTGGTCTTCCCGACCGTCTCTCGCGAAATGGGTCGGTTCATGTCCAGCGGCCAGGACACGTCCTGGGTCTCGCGCCGCCGGCCGCCGTCGACGGAGAGGGCGTTCGACACAGCCCGGGTCTTGCGGAGGGTGACGAGTTCGTCCTGCTGGCGCTTCATGAGCTCGGTCAGCTCGCCCATGCTTGCAAGGACGTCCTGCACGCCCGGCGTACCGGCCCGCTTGCGCCTCGAGCGTTCGGCGCCGCCGGCCGTCGGCTCGGGCGGGCCCTTGGCGTCGGTCAGCTCCTTGAGCACGTCGGACAGGAGCTCGAGGGCCTTCTGGAATCGGTCCAGCCGGTCCTTGGCCATCCGTCGCCCGGCCTTCGCGACGCCGGTGGTTCCCGGGGCCGCCTTGGAGGTCGGGAGGCGTTCGGCCACGTCTTCGAGCAGCTCGCCGATGTCCTCGAGGTCTTCCTCCAGGTCGTCGGGCACGTTGACCTCCGTCTCGTCGTCGGGCTCGTCGGCCTCTTTGATTCGGTTGGCGACCCCCATCAGACGCTCGAGCGCCTGGGTGAGCACGCGCAGCAGCGCGGTCTTCACCGCGGCCGGCATGACGACGTCGTCATCACCGGCGGCCTTCTCGGTGGGCTTGGCGCGGGGATCTACGCGCGTGGCCGCGGCGCCGCCGGTGGCCTTGGCGCGCGTGCGCGCCTTGCCCGCGGGGGCGTCGTCGTCCTCGTCGTCTTCGTCGTCAGCCTTGTTGGTCTTGGCGTCGTCGTCGTCGTCTTCGTCGTCTTCGTCGTCGGCCTTGTTGGTCTTGGCGTCGTCTGCTTCTTCGTCTTCGTCGTCAGCCTTGTCGACGTCCTCGTCGTCGTCTTCTTCTTCGTCGTCGGCCTTGGTCGTCTCGTCTTCGTCTTCGTCCTCGTCGTCGGCCTCGTCGTCGGCCTTGGTCGTCTCGTCGTCGTCCTTCTCCCATGGAGGCTTGGAACGGCGGGCCTTCTCCATGTCCTCGTCCTTGTCCGACGTGGCCCGTGCATCACTGCGCCGAGCCTTGTCGACCTTCGGATCCGGACCGGGCTTCTTCTTGCCGCGACCGCGCGCTGGGGCAGCGCCGGGACCTGCGTCCGCCTTGCGCGGCCGGCCCCGGGGCCCGTCATCGGACGCGTCCCCATTCCGCTTCACCACGAGGAACCGCCGCTTGTTGGCCGCGCGGTCGACCAGCGAGACCTCCTCCACGAGGATGTCGCGGAGCCGGTGCACATCGGACTCGCCGCCGGATGACTCACTGGTACTTGCCTCATTCGCCATGACTCCTCAGAACGCAAAAAGCCCCGACCATGATTGTGAAATCACGGTCGGGGCTTGAATGAATCAACGACCCCAGGTGCAGAGTAGCACCGCGTATCAGTCACTATATTGGAGAGCGGTCTCCTGTCAAGGTGCGTTTCACCTGCAACGCTCAGGGGCTTCGGCTGCCGGCAGCTTCGACGCGATGTTGATACTGCGCCTACGCTGGAGGCCGCGTTATGCCGGGGCAGAGCGCGCGCTGCCTCCGATGCTGAACCCGCCGAGCTCGCCGGCCTTGATCTGCGCCCACAGCGCCTCGTCGAGGACGCGTACCGCGAGGAGCCACGTGCCTTTGCGGATCTGCGTGCCGTCGAGCGCGAACGGCGCCGGGGCCAGATAGGACTCGAGGATCTTCACCCGGCTGTTCACCAGGCCCTGGTGCATGAGCCCGATGTTCCGGTACTCCTGCATGAACCGGTGCGCGGCCTCGCGGACCTCGTCCGCCGAGTAGATGTCCTTCTGCGCGTCGACGGTCTCGGGCTCGAGCACGATGCCGAGCACGTAGCGCTCCTCCTCGGTCTTGAGCAGCGGGATGCGCTTGTCGAGGGCCATCGCGAGCGCGGCCGGCAGCTCGGCTGTCGCCGCCTCCGGCTCGAGCCACTCGACGTTCAGGGACTTCTTCACGCCGCTCGATGCGATGAACAGCCGGCTGCGCTTCTGCCACTTGCCCGTGCCGCGTTTCTCGGGGATGCGCAGCTTGAAGGCGCGGCCGGAATCCCCGAACGCGCGCCGCGCGGCTGCCGAGTTGGTGTAGGCGACGATGTACTGGCCCTTCAGCGTACGCACGGCCTTGGCGATGTCTTCGGCCGGGATGCCGTCGCCCAGCGTCCACTCGCCCTCGTACGGCGGATCGATGAAGAACAGCGTGTTCGCGCTGTCGTGGTCGGCCAGTGTCTTCTTCCAATCCTGCGCGACGATGTGAACGCCCTGGAGGCGCTTGTGGAACTTCCACAGCTCGTCGAGGTCGTAGGTCTGGCCGTCGTGGATGGACGCGTAGCCGCTCAGGTTTGGCTTCGCGCCGTAGCTGCACAGCCGGCCGTAGGCCACCTTCCAGAACCGCTCGGCATCGGAGCGAGGCTTGCTCTCGCGCACCTTCTGGAAGCCCGCGCGCGAGACCTTCCATGGCAGCCGGTCGAGCGCAGTCATCGCGCGGTCGTCGAGCTTCTGGAGGAAGCGGTGGGCGAACGCGACCTCCGGATCGGCGTCCGCGAGGACTTCTTCGTCCGCGGGCTTCTTGGCGTAGAACACCGCGGCCGCGCCGGAGAACGGCTCGACGTAGCGCTTGTGCTCGGGCAGCTGATCGGCGAGCCGGCGCGCGTACTTCGCCGAGCCGCCCCACTGCTGGAACGGGATCATGCGCGCCTTCTCGACAGCCGCCCGGGGCTCGGCAAGCTCCTCGAGGGCGGGCATCGCGTCGCGCAGTACGACGGCGGTCCGCGGTGCCATGACTTCGAGGGTCGGGCCGAGCCGGTCGCCGATCGACACCAGCGCTCCGGCGAGTGCCTCGAAGCGATCCTCGGCAACACCCTCGAACCGGTCGAGCGCCTGGGCGAGCGCGGCGATCCGCGGCTGGTTGCCCCCATCGCTGAGCGCTTTGGCGAGCAGCCGGGCGTACTCGAGGTCCGCCGCGGTGGCGTCGTCGAGCTCGATCGCGGCCTCGACCTCATCAAGCACGTACGGGCCCAGCGACTTCTGGGTGAGGCTATAGTTGGCGATGAGCAGCTGGGGCAGCGTCTTGGGCCCGCCGACGCCGCGCATGTAAGACATCGTCCGGCGCGTTCGGATCTTCCGGACCTGGAAGCCGGAGGTGTCGAGCTTGCCGCGGGTCCCGTAGGTGATGAGGAACTTGCCCTTGATGCTGTCGAGCACCTTGCGGAACTCGACCTCATCGAACCGGTCCTCGCCGACTTGGACGTTGTGGCCGGGATACGGCGGGTCGAGGAAGAAGAACGTGTCCTTGCCGTCGAACTCCTTCACGACGGCCGCGTAGTGCCCCGATCGAACCTTGACGCCGCGCAGCCGATCCCGGTGCTTCTCGATGCGGGCGATCGTGTGGGACACGATTCCCTCGTCATGCGCGTTGTAGCTCTTGCCGCGGAGCGCGCCGTAGGCGAAGTGCGACAGGTACAAGAAGCGATAGAGCTTCTCGACCTTGCCGGTCGGCTTGGCGTTCTTCAATGCGGCGAACGTCGTCTTGCGGCCGGTCCAGTCCTTCTTCTTGAGGCTCGCGAGCTCGCCGTCGGTCAGCGTCGTGAGCGCCTTGAACGCCGCGGCGATCTCCGGATCGGCGTCGCTCAGGACCTCGGTGTCGGCCGGCTCCTTGGCGAAGAACACCGCTCCGCTGCCGGCGAACGGCTCGACGTAGGTCTTGTGGGTCGGGATGAGCTTCACGAGGCGAGGCGCCAGGCGCTTCTTCCCCGCCGGCGAGCCCCAGATGGTCTTCTCGATCACCGTCGCCGGCGTCGCCCGCGGCTTCGCCATCGGGACGTGCGGGAGCTGGAGCTGCAGGAACTTCCGCGCGCGCCGAAGGACGGTGGCGGGATCCGACCGGGGGTCCGTGTGCATCGTCGGGCTCATCGCGACTTCGCGGACGCGACCTCGTCCGGATCTGCGCCCCAGGTCAGCTCGGTCTCGTCGCCCGCCTTGCCCTGGAGAAACGCGTCGGTGTTGAGGTCGAGCGGCCAACCTTCACCGGCCGGCTCGCCATCGCCGGCGGCGCCGGCGTCACGGGCGTCACGCGATCCCGGGCGACCGTTCTGGTTGCCGTCGGACTTCTTGGCGGGGGTGCGCGTCTTGGGCTTGCCCTGGTCCTCGAGGTCAGCCATGAGCGCCTGCAGCGTCTTGGCCACGGCCTTGAGGTTCTCGGCGAACGCGGTGTCGCC